ACTGGTCAGGACGTTACCGGTAGTGCCCGGAGCAACCACTTGAACCGCGCTGGTGCCATTACCTAAGAGGACATTGTTAGCCGTGAGCGTAGTCGCGCCTGTACCGCCGTTGGCGACAGGGAGTGTGCCTGTGACTTGGGTTGTGAGGTTGACGCCGGATAGCGTGCCACCAAGTGTGAGAGAGCCACTCGAAGTGACTGAACCAGTCAGCGTAATACCGTTAACCGTACCAGTGCCACTGACCGAAGTAACTGTACCAGTATTTGACGTGTAGCCGTTAGGGTTGCTCGCTGGATACGCACCAAGTGACGTCAATGCACTAGCAGCCGTCGTAGCGCCCGTGCCGCCATTAGCAATGGGAAGAGTACCGAAGCCGTCCGAGATAGACTTGCTGGCTGGGTAGTCGCAGAACACGTCTTTAGTGCCTGCGGAGAAGTTAACGAGCGAACCGCTATTGCTGGACGCGAGCACAGTATCACGCGAAAGCGTGGGGCCAGCACCTGAGTATGTACCGATGCCGACTTCCCACTGTGCACCAGCATTGATGGTGTAGTATGTGGTATTGCCGTTGCCGACCGCACTAAAGGTCTGGTACCCCGTAGGTGAGGTACCACTGAGCGTTATCGTACCTGTACCAGTGGTAGTGGTAGTATCGCGTACGCGGTCAGCAACATTTAAAGGCATTGATTTTCCTTATACGATGCGGATGATTGCAGTCGTATTAGTAGCAGTCGGGAAGATGATGGTGAAATCACCGTCTGTCGAAGTCTTATCCGAACCAAAATCCAAAGAAGCTACTGCAGCGTTCGTCAGCGTGGTGTTCGCGTTCGAGTTAGCTGAAGGCGTTGTGTTATAAATCAACGCACCACGAGCCGTGATGGACGAGTTTGCAAAGGTCAGATCGGAAAAGTCCGTGAAGCCTGTACCCGAAGACGCGTTATTGTTCGACGTAACAACACCAAGGTTAGTCAGTGTACCACCGCCAGCGGTGTAGTTTGTACCTGTTACTTCGTTAGACGCAGTGTATGCGGTGGTGTTGGCGTCAATCGTAGCCGACGAAGTATACATCGCCAACTTAAAGGTATCGCCGCCTACGCGGAAGTCGTGCACAGCCAGCATAAGCTCGGCCTTAAACGACGTGGACATTGCTTGGGTAATTGCCATCTTAAGGCCTCCTTATGTATCAAGTATCGAGGTAAGCTCTGGATACCCCGCCTGTTTAAATTTGTTCACCAGAGTTACGTTATGCGACCGCACAGCTTCGTGCATATAGTGCACTAACACCCCACGGATGCTGTCTTTGAAGGCTTCAGCTTGGTCCCGAATAGCAGGATGTGCGTTGCTGCCGACATAGATAATTTTATCCAGCGCACGCTCGGCAACTTCTTCCGGCGTGGAACCACGACCTTGGGTAGCCATAACCATGACGTTGCCAATAGTGCCTGAAACGGGGTCGAACATCTATATCTCCTACTGGACCGGATATCGTGCTTGCGGCGTCCGGTACATATCCTGACGGTTCTTGCCTTCGCCAAGCTGCTTGAGCATACCCATCGCGCTGTCGTACCGCTTCTGATACTCAGCGTTGACGTCCTGCTCACCCTTCATAAAGATGTATGCCTCAATGAGCGAACCATAAAGCAAAGCACTATCGAAGTTATCGCCCAGCCACGATGTCCCGGCAGTTACGATAGACTCTGGGTAGTAGAAGTAATGCAGTTCGACTGCATAGTTAGCGTCCGGCGTCGGTCCTAGAATGTACGAGTTCTCGTCAAAGTAGGCGTAGTGCGTGGGGATACCCGTGCTTGATGGGTTAGGGAACGACTGCCGGATGAAGCTAACGTCCTTGTTGAGCAAATACTCGTAGCGCCCAGTAGCGTCGATAACCGCCATGGAGAAGTTAGCCAGCCAGTCTGAAGGCACCGAAAGGTATTTGTTACCTGACGTCATGTTACCCGTCACGTTCTTACGCAAGTCAAGCAGCTGCACCGTGTTGAAGATGCGCTGCTCAGCCTGTTCGATAAACGTGTTGATCTGTTCGGTAGACGTCAAAGTCACCGTAGTACCGTTAGAGCCGGTCCACGAAGTGTTGGGGAAGTCGTTTTCGACGTACCCCTTTATTGTCTCGAACAGTTCAGCGTAATTCATTATGCCAACTTCTTGCTGCTATGCGTACCCTTAGTTGCCGCACCTGTACCGCGAGTCTTCACGGTCTGAGTGTTGGCGATGTTATTAGGATACCCGTTGTTACCCATATCGACCGTATAGTTCATTGGCTGCTTCGAACGCGAAGGAAGCGGGTTTTCACCCGCACCAAGAAACGGCCAGCCTGTGTTGTCTTTAGCCATATTATTTACCCCGCGAAGATTTCTTCTGGTTTGCGATTTTGGCTAGGTTACGGCCCATTGCACCCATCTGTGCGTTGGTCTTGCCGCCCTTGGCCATCTTAGTCAGAGGCTTACCCTTGTGCATTGCGCGCTCGTGCTTATGCACAGCCTTCGCTGCGGTAGCCTTGTCCTGCTTCAAATCTTTCTTATCCATCACTAATTCTCCGTCTCAATCGTTACGGTCCCTACTTGACCACTACCTAATAGCGTATTTGGAAGACCAAATAAACCCAAAGGATTATCTAACCCAACAGGGTTCCACCCCCACTGAATTATACGGCTACCATCGCTCGGGTTGTTGTTTGGGTTGAGGCCCGATTGGTAGTAGCTGTTGTCTGGGCGTGGGTTGCGCAGTGCTTGTGGGTCATCCACTGGGTACATACCCAACTGAAGCTGCGGCTGATCCGGCTCCCAACACGTAGGGCACACCAGAATGTTGACGTTTTTGGTCTTAATGACGAGCCGTTTGAGTTCCTTCAGCTTATAGCGAAAGTTACAACGGTCGCACTGGGCAATTGCCCATTTACCGGATGCAAACCGATTAGGCACACGTCACCGGAAATACTGACGAGGCGCAAGGCGTAATGGTGCCTTCTCGCGGTCCTCATCAGCAGCCTGCTGCCAGAGTTCTTCGTATTGCATCTTCAGCCCCATAGAACGGTCAAGCGCACCGGGCAGCTTCAAGGATAGGTGATACGCGAGACCAGCCACCATACAAGGGATGAACCTAAACGGTATATCTTGCGTAGTAACACCATCACCAGCATCCTGTAAGCGGCGCAAGCGCCAGTAGACAAAAGTATAATAATTGCTCTGGTCTGGAGCTGGCCAGACGTTAATCGACGGATGATCGACACCCGTAGTCGAGTTAGTGCCCGCAGGCCGTCCACCTGCCGGATAGGTCGCACCTGACTGACGGTTAATCCATACTTGGATAGGACGACCCTGCGCGTTCTTATTCGGGATCGTCGAGTATGTATCGACGCTGATACGGTTAATCGTAATGTCGGTCTGCTGCTCCCCAGTCTGAGTGCGCACGACATGCTCAAGTAGGTCTATAGTGTCTACAGGCAGCTCATAGACGATTTGCCCCTGCACCATGGGGATTGACCCCTGCTCGATGGTCCATAGGTTAATACCACGGTTAGCCCACTCAATAGTGAGCAGGTTGAGGCTACGGCGCGCAGTACGTAAGTCATAGCCCGTGCGAAGCTCAGCCCCACAACGCTCAAAAGCCTCTTCGACTAAGTCGTTGAGGTTGAGGTTAAATGCTGTGGTGCCAGAGGTAGTCATCTGTACTTCGCTGCCTTCTTTGCTATGGCCTTCGGCTGCTTAACAAACTGTTTGCCAGCCTTAATACCTGCGCGTTTCGCCTTGCTTGTAGCAGAGTATTCCTGCGAACTCAAAGCCTCACGTGCTTTCTTAGGTAAGTAGCGCTCACCCGTGGCTTTTGGTCCCTGCGTAGACGGCTTGCCCGACTTGGTCCCCCAGTCTTCCTTAGTCCATTTGGACAGAGATTTCTGAGCTTCTGTCTTCGGGCCGCTATAGCCACCGCCTGACTTCTTGTACCGCTGCGTAGCAAGCTGGGCTTTACGTGCGGACCATTGACCTGCGTTTCCACCCTTGGTGCCAGCCTTTACGCTAGCAACAATGCGCTTCCATTTAGGTTCGTCCGACCGTGCCATTATTTCTTCTTGAAGCCTTTCAGCATCTGTGCAAACCGTGCACGTTGACCTAGTTTGCCCGGAGCCTTAGCCGCCTT